GATAGATTTTATCTCTGCTCAGATACAACGATTAAAAAAGTTCTTAAGAAAAACGTAGATATTGACTTTGACCCAGATAATTATGAGTGGGTTATTTTAGTAGGTGCAGATGCGTGTAAGTACTATACTAAGAACGCTTCTGTTACGGACTATAGTGGTAAAATTGTTGAAGAAAAGTTTCTTCCAGTCATTAATCCAGCTATGGTATCATTTAAACCAGAGTCTGCTAAGCTTTGGGAAGAGTCTCGTGATAGTATCATTGGATACATCACAGGGACTAAAAAAGTAGTCACATATTCTACAGATAAGATTTATGGCATTAGGGACTCTGCTTCTTTGAAGAAGTTCCTACTAGCAGCTATTGCAAGCCCAAATCCATTTATTGCTCTAGACTCTGAAACAGGAGCGCTATATCCACGAAATGGTGCAGTGCTTGGAATTAGTGTAAGCTATGAAAGAGACCACGGAGTTTACATTGATACAGATTGTGTTGATGAAGAATGTTCCGATCTTTTTCAGCAGTTGTTCAATAAAAAAACTGTAGTATTTCATAATGCTAAGTTCGATTTGGCCTTTATGGCCTATCACTTTTACTGGACTTTCCCACAGTATGAAGATACTATGTTACTTCACTATTGTATTGATGAAAATCCTGGAACACATGGTCTTAAACAGTTAGCCTTGCAGTATACTGACTATGGCGACTATGAACAACCTATGTATGAATGGATTGCAGAATATCGCAAAAAGACTGGATGTTTAAAGGAGGATTTCAGCTTTGATCTTATTCCTTTCGACGTTATTCAGCCATATGCTGCTATTGATGCTATTGTTACATTTCTTATTTATGCAAAGCTAAAGCCTGCTGTAACTAAGAATAAAAAGCTTGATAAAGTATATAATGGTATTCTTATTCCAGCGTCTACTTTTCTAATTCAAGTTCAAGATAATGGGGTGCCATTTGATATGGCTCGATTAAAGTTTGCACAAGCAGAAATGCAAAAGAGTATTGATGAGTCTATTGCTGAGTTATATAAAGAGCCTAAGGTTCGAGAGTTTGAAGAAGCACAGGGTAAGCCCTTTAATCCTAATAGTGTAATGCAGCTTCGCAGCTTCTTGTTTGATTATATTGGACTTCAACCAGTTGGTAAAAAGACTGCAACAGGTGCAAATTCAACGGATGCTGAAGTTCTGCAAGAACTTGCAGATCAACATCCTATTCCTGCACTTATTTTAAATATCCGTCAAAAAAGTAAGATTAAGAATACTTATCTAGATAAGATTATTCCTCAGCTTGATCGAGATAAGAGACTTCGGACTAACTTCAATATTCATGGGACTACTAGTGGTCGATTGAGTTCTAGTGGACGACTTAATATGCAGCAGCTTCCTCGTGATAATTCTGCTGTTAAGGGCGCGATTAAGGCTGCACCTGGACATAAGATTGTAGCAGTCGATTTGACCACTGCCGAAGTGTATATTGTAGCTGTACTTTCAGGCGATCAAGAGTTAATGAATGTATTTAAAAGCGGGGGAGATTTCCACTCTACTATGGCTAAGAAAGTCTTTGGACTTGATTGTGCTGTAGAAGAAGTAAAAAAGCTACATCCTCTACTTCGTCAAGCCGCTAAGGCAATTACATTCGGTATTCTTTATGGCAGTGGACCATCTAAAGTTAGTGAGACTGTCAATAAAGAAGCTAAGGCCAATAATATGGACTATAACTTTACGGTTGAAGATGCTCAAGAAGCTATTAAATCTTACTTTAAACAGTTCAAAGGACTAAAAGCTTGGCTTACTAAGAACCAAGAATTTATTAGTACTAATGGCTACATTTATTCTTTCTTTGGTCGTAAGCGTCGTCTTCCTAATGTTCTATCAACAGATGGTGGTGTTAAAAGTCACGCTATTAGGTCTGGATTAAACTTTCTAGTTCAGTCTCCGGCCAGTGATGTTAACCTGCTTGCGGGCATTGAAATGCAACAGTATATTAAAAAAACTGGTATGAAGGCTCGTATCTTTGCTCTAGTACATGACTCTATTTTAGCAGAAGTTCCCGATGATGAAATTGAACACTACTCAGAAAAACTAGAAACTTTTATTAAAACTAATAGAGGTCTTTCAATTCCAGGCTGTGCTATTGGATGCGACTTTGAAGTTGGAGAAGATTACTCCTTTGGCAAATTCGAGAAACAGTATGGACTGGTATGAGTACAAAAACGAAGTCCCTCTTAACACATTGAAAGCGTGGCGAGAAGAAATTCTCGCCACAGCGCAATTTGAACACACAGGATGGACTGGTGCGCCGAAGGAACCTTTTAGACACTGGTGTTACACGCCAGAGTATACTGGTGTTTACAAGAGAATATTTGAGTGCTTAAACGAATCCTTTAAGTCAGAAGGATTAAAGCTTACCCCAGAACGATTATTAGTTAATGTATATAATCACGGGGATAGCTCCTGGCTACATACCGATGTAGATAAACCAGGTTACTGGACTGTTTTATTCTTTCTTAATGAATATTGGGATATAAATTGGGGAGGAGATTTTGTTCTTGTAAAAAATAACGAAATCTATAAAGCATTTGCTCCTACTCCAGCCAAGTTTGTAGTATTTGAAGCTAATATCCTACACGGAGCTAGACCAGTATCTAGGGAAGCACAATTTCCTAGAATGGCATTAGCAATTCAATGTATAAACAATTCCAAGATATAAAGAGTATTAAGTTTCCTGTCTATCTTCTGCCCTCAACAGATTGGTATAGACAGGACGGTATGTTGTTTATAGAAGATGGTAGAGTTTTAGACGATAAAAATATGCCAGGACCTAGTATAGGTATAAGACGATTACAATGTGGTAGAACTGATCTATATAGGCTTAAAAAAGCTTACTTAGACTTTAGTTCACTAATACAAAGTAGTAAGAAAATATTTATAGATAGTGATGGTACGCCATTTATATATAGACGAACTGTAAATAGCCCTCTCATACATCATAAAATATCAAAAGTAGAATATAAAGATACTCATTCTATTATTTGGTTTAAAAATATAAATTATCCTATGTCTGTACCACGTCCTCCTTATGGAGATGCAGTATATGCTAGACTTTTGTATTTTAAGGGACTTCCCTGGATGATATATGATTTCTCGAAAGAGAAGGGCAAAGACTCGTATAGACGAGTATGAGGAAATATGCGTAGTAATAAAAGAAAAGGGCCTGGTAAGTATCAAAGCAACCAACCCTCTCTGGACTTTCGAGTAAACCAAATTAACGCCTTAAATGATAGGCAAGCGCAAGTATTAAATAGTAATAAAAATTTAGTAATAAGCGGGTATGCTGGAACAGGAAAAACTTTCCTTAGTTCTTACATTGCTTATCAAGAAATGTTCTCGGGTAATTATGATAAACTAGTTTATATGAGAAGTGCAGTTCCTACTAGGAATACTGGATTTTTACCGGGCACTGAAGCTGAAAAGATTGCTATTTACGAAGCACCTTATATTGATATTGCATCTGAATTATTTGGTAGAGGCGATGCCTATGATATTCTTAAAAAGAAAGGATTAGTCCATTTTTCTTCTACTTCTTACATTAGAGGTATAAATTTAAGAAACGCAGTTATTGTGGTGGATGAAACTCAAAATATGAGTTATCACGAACTAGACTCAATTATCACACGATTAAATGATAATTGTAGAATTATGTTCTGTGGAGATATTAAACAGGCCGATTTATATAAAAATGGGTTTGAAGATTTCTACGAAGTGTTAAGGAATATGGATGAGTTTGATTTCGTAGATTTTCAAAAAGAAGATATTGTTCGTAGCAACTTAGTTAAGAGCTATATCATCAAAAAAGAAGAAATTTTAAACAGAATGTAAATGGTTAGCACTAGTGTAAAAACTAGTGTTAACTACACAGAAGACTCAGTCTTAGAGATTTATTAAATGAAAGCTATTATTAGCAATAAGATTTATATGACGGTAGAGCCTTCTATGTATAGGCATCTAGAAAAAGAACTTACGTATACTATTCCGTCGTATAATGAACCAGAAAAATTTATTAGTATTAAAAACCTAAAGGTAATAAATTACAATATAGCCGGTGGAAAAATGCTAGTAGCTTTTCCTGTAGGTAGAATTGATTTGATACCTAAAAGCTTTGAAGTAGTAGATAAACGAGCGTATAATACTATAGAAGATTTTCCTGAGTTTAGACATAAACTTAGGCCAAGTCAGCAAGAGATACATGATGATGTAGTCGATAACTGTATTATTAATGCTAAAGTCGGGTATGGTAAAACCTTTACCGGACTATCAATTGCCTCAAAGTTAAAACAAAAAACCTTAGTTGTAGTACATACTGTTGCACTAAGAAGTCAGTGGGAAAAAGAAGTTATCTATACACTCGGAATTAAACCCGGTGTAATTGGTAGTGGAAAATTTAACATTGACAGCCCAGTAGTCGTAGCAAATATACAAAGCTTAGTAAAGCACGTAGGGACAATTAACAGAGAGTTTGGATTAGTGCTTCTAGACGAAATGCACCATGTGTCTAGTCCTACCTTCTCTAAAGTTATTGACTCTATGTTCTCTAGATATAAGATTGGTTTATCTGGTACTATTGAGCGTAAAGATCAAAAGCATATTGTATTTAAAGATTATTTTGGTTCAAAACTATACAGGCCAGAAAAAGAAAATACAATGAAGCCTATCGTTCATGTTATACAATCTGGAATTTATTTTCCAGATGGACAGGGAGCATCTTGGGCTGAGAAAATCTCAGTATTAATGGAGTCATATCTCTACAGAGATTTAGTAATTGCATTATCAGATAAATATGCCAATGACGGGCATAAAGTTATGGCTGTCTCTGATAGAGTAGAGTTTCTTAAATATTGTAATGAACACTCTAAAAATCCTTCCGATCTCTTAATAGGAGAAGTAAAGGATAGAGACCCAATTATTGAGGCTGTTTTTGCTGGAAAGATAAACCAAGTATGGGGAACACAAAGTTTAGTATCTGAGGGGTTGTCTATTAATCCTTTAAGTTGCTTAATTTTAGGGACTCCACTAAATAATATGCCATTATTAGAGCAGCTTATTGGTCGTATTGTTAGAGAGCAAGAAGGTAAACAACAGCCCGTAATTGTTGATATTAAATTGGAGGGTAACACAGTTACCAGGCAGTTTAATAATCGTTTGGGCCATTACATGAAAGAAGGCTATGAAGTGAAATTCATAAAATAGTTCTTGACTTTTACCTCATTTTTAGGTATAATATGTTATTATATGATTGGAAGAAGATACTTAAGTACTCTGGCGGAAGCTCAAAAAGAATATTGATTATTCTTAAAGCTATGACACAGACTAGTATGCCTTATAATAGGTATGATCCAGTATATAAGTACTACTACGAAGATTTTACAGGGTCCAGTTTCTTAGTAAACCCTCATGCTCTATTAGCTTATAGACATAAATGGCGTGATAAAGAACTAGCAGATTATATTGGTCTTGCTAGTTTTAGAAACGCCGGGGAATACTCAGCAAGTGGTAAATTAACACTCGACTTGTCCCACAGCCCTGTTGGGGAAGACAACTTAAACAAAAACAGACTACTTCATATTGACAGAAATGAAATCCATTTCCTTTATGAAGATTACAAAAACCAAAAGGAGAAATAAAATGGCAGGCTTAAGTTTCGGTTCAGTTAAGGGTTCAGCAAAGAAGGACAAGGCTGACTCCTATAAGATGCTCGATGGAGACAATTCAGTTCGTCTCTTCGGTAATATCCTAGCACGTTATGTGTACTGGATCAAGGGTACAAATGGTAAGAATCTTCCATTTGAGTGCCTAGAATTTAATCGTGAAACTGAAACATTCGATCGCGCACAGAAGGATTGGGTAAAGGAATTTTATCCAGATCTAAAGTGTGGTTGGTCGTATTCAATTATGTGCCTAGATAATGGTGTACCAAAAATCTTCAACTTCAAGAAGAAGCTTTTTGACCAGATCATGGCTAATATTGAAGATCTTGGTGATCCTACCGACCTCGACGCAGGTTGGGTTCTAAAGTTCAGCAAGAAGAAGACTGGTCCTCTACCAATCAATGTAGAGTAC